TTATTCCTCCTTATTATTTTTAGAGTTATCTTGTTTGTTTCGTAAGGTCATAAAAGTATTATACCAACTAGAAACACGAAATATAGCAAAAACGGCAGCTAACGCAGAGAATACTGAGTAAATAAATATAAAGTATGCAAAGAAGCTGAATGTTAACAGTACATACCTGTAAGCAACACCTAAATAATAATACATAAAAGCGTTATTTATGAGAATGCTACTATAGGCCTTGGTGACCAAGGCCGTTATTATAGTTAACAACTGCAATAATATAAAATGAACAAAGGTTGCATTCACAGACATATAAGGAGAATATTCTACCTCTCCATTTTCACTTTCTTCATCTCCAGTTATTATTTTTTTGAAAGCCTCATCTCCAATAGCAATCCACATAGCAAAACCACCCAGTGAAAAACCCAAAAGGTTCGGCATTAACGACAGAATATCATTCCACCACCCCTGATGAGACCAAGATGGATAAAGAATCACTGTCATAAAAAAAGCACACCAAAAATAGCGACTTTTAAATACAGCCCCAGCGCCACCATAGATCTTCCAGTATCTAGCCATTGCACTGGTTGATTCTTTTACTTTACTCATTACTTTCTCAGAAGCCTCTTAAACTCATCTGCTAAAGATTTTGCTCTTAATAACAATAGCTCAGTAACTGATGTTACGTCAGAATCATATGATTCAACCCTTTGAAGTGGTAAATCGCTTGAGGCATGAACCTCAACTAATCCCGCCTCATTAATCCTACGTATGCTAACTTCGCCATTTCTCGAAGCAATAAGAGCATCCTGCTTTAACTCACTATCAGGTTTAATTTCCTGACCACGCTCAGATTTATATGTTTTATCTTCTTCAATAACGCCAATACGTTTGAAACGCTTTTGCATAATACTTTCTGCAGAAGCGAGATCATCTGGGTTAGGACGTCGAGTAACCATATTTATACACGTAATGCCTTTTAAAGAAAGCATACGTTCTACGTTATCTGGCTCGGTTAATATTGTAACATTAATCTTCCCAAACTTCTCTATAATTCTCTCATGAGAAAATATTCCATTCAGAAAATTTTCTATTTGTTTTGATGTAAGATGCCGACCTTTGTCCTGCATCTCATAAACTAAAAGATGGCTGGCAGGTAGAAAAACAAAAGAGAATCGAGCCACATTTGGTTTTAAATTCTCAGGTATACTTATCCTTTCCTTTTGCTCATCTGAGGCAATGTCTTTCTTTACAATATCGAACCAATCTCCATCAACATCAATATCTGTATACTTTAGAATTTCCCCTTCAAAAGGTTCACTAACTACCTGATCTTTCCTGTAAGGATAAAAGTGTGATAAAGTCGCGAAAGAGTCCCCCCTCAAATTAACATTTCTCGCGTTTTTTCTTGCCATTCTGAACAATTCTACATATTTTTCTGGCGAGTGGGGATGCATTGTTATATTCACCGCCCCATAAGTTAATTTTTTTGGTCTTGCCATTTATCAGTGTTTCCTTATTGAGTTAAAAAGCAATATATACATGAAAAACATAAAGAAAACCATGTCATAACGCACACCACTTAATAACCAAAAGGAATAAAAAACGATAGTGTTATTCAATAACAGTACAGAATGCTCTCCCCACCATGCCAACCTATTTCGTAGTACAGCTCTCATACAAGTGAATGGCATACAAAAAAGTTACCCCGAACAGGCCGTCTCAGTAAAAATGCTCCTTAAATCAACATCCAAATTAATGCCACCTGCAACAAAAAACCTTACCCTTAGGCTTAATGTTTGGCTTGGCTGTAGCCTTACCGTAACGCTCCGCTCACCGTCGCGGCCTGTCCGGTTTCTTCCACTGATACGGCCTCACATCATCCTGCTGGTGGCGTTCCTGTTGCAGCACAACGGAAACAGGCGCTGAACACCTGTTAATTTTGCTTGCTGGTTGTTTGATTTCGGCAATGCTGCGGAGCATCTCCAGCATATCGGCTTCGGTGATGGTCATGATTTACACCTTAGGAAATCTTAGGGGCTGGTTGACACTTTCCGGCTTAAGACCTTAACAAATCTTAACATCGCAGGTTGACACACTTGACACTTTTTCGCGAAAAACCTTATCAAACCTTAGCATTTCTAAGCATGGCAACTTGACACTTTTCGCGATTTTTTCGGCTTTTTGACGTGGTAAATCTGGCGAAAGGCCAGTAATGGCGCGGCTTACAGCGAGGTTGACACTTTTTCGCGTTCAGAGTGTAAAGTGTCAACCTGGCAAGCTGCTCAACTTGACACTTTTTGATGTCATTGATGGTCTGATTTTTCCCATTCAGCCAGGGCGTTTAGCCCGGCTTCACTCCATGATTCCAGTTCATCGGGATAATCACCTGCAACATAGCAGAGTTCGCAACGCAGCATACGAATTGCCAGCCTGGCATTACCTCGCAAATTGTATTGTTCAAAGTAATGCTGCCCGTCGCAATCCTCAAGGCAGATAGCACCATCATCAAGAAAGTGCACTTCCCAGCCTAATTCCCCGGCTGCATCCAGCACACGCTGCTGTATGCCCTCGTCCGTTGCTGGCGCAGGAATTTTACCGCCTCTGGCCTTAACTGCTTTCCAGAACTCGCCCCACGTCATTTCCAGCGTTCTCTCTGGCCACATTTCAGAAACTGTGTCTTTTCCCTGTGCTGGTGGGCTGTTCCGCTGCTCTGTCGCTTCCACATCGATTTTTTTACCGGACATGACCACTTCGCCTTTCTCGATCCAGTCGTAAACTGTCTGGCGGCTTACGCCTTTGTGTTTGGCATATTCTGCCTTACTCATCAGCATTATGACTCACCCTTCTTTTTCCAGTTGAGCCAGCCGCCCGGATATTTCTTCCAGTTTTTCCAGGGCTGGCTTGCAGGCCGCATCAATAACGTCCCGGACCATTCCGGCAAGCTGTTCTTCTGCTGTCGGCGTTGTTACTTCCACGCCCGATGGTTTCCCGCCCTTATCCCAAACACCAAGCGGCACGAGCGCAACGTGATCGATAAGAAATGGCGTACCCTCAATAAAAAAATTGTCCTCGCCCATTACATCAGGAACTTCTGCCCCACCTGAGGCACCACAAAACACAACCGACGGACTGGTGGATACCTCCCCTCGGGCTTTCTGGATGTAATCGATGATTTCCTGCCCGTAAATCCGGCATACGCCCCACACCTCGTCACCGCGAATATACGGCAACATGACGGTGCCAATAATGCGCGAGCGTTCGCCCACGTCTTCAAGGGTTTTGCTTTCGGGATGGTCGATAATGACGGGTACTCCGGCGCAACGTTCCAGGAACTGCGGATTGAGATAAGTTTGCGGTGAACGCCAGACAAATTCTTTTTCTTCTGCGCGGTAGGCCATTCCGGTTCCTGTGATACGCAGGTTAACCAGCCACATGTTGGAAAACTGATAAGGCGACGGTAGCTGTCCGTCCCGAATCTGCTTCGCCGCCTCAATTTCTGTTAAAAGCATAATGTTATCCGGTTATAAGCAATAAGCCCCGCCAAATCCGGCAGGGCTGAACTCAGCACGTTTTTCATGCCCCCGCGAGGCTTGCAACGTTAATTTTGACCAGGCGACGGGGAGGGATTTTGAAAGCACTAAGCCAGTTATTCGGATCCCCCTGATATTCAGTAATCCGCCGTCCGGCTTCATCCATTCTTACGGTTTTACGCAAATAGCCCGGCGTATTTTCCACAGCCCACTGAACACTGTCTTTTGCAGCCTGGTAAATCTGATCTTCCAGCACCGCCAGCGTTGCAGAATCTGAAACGGAACGAATATCCACATCACTGAATTTTTTAGCCAGCTTCTGTGCACCAATTAATGCACGCTTGCGGTAATCCATCGACTTTTCACCAGCAAACGGGGCTGGAGCGCGACGGCCCATATTGCTGTATGCGGAATCCGCTTTAGCCTGGGCTTCTGCCAGTGAGGATTCATCTTCGACTGACGCGACGATGTTTTGATTCGCGTTATCCTCGTCTGCTTTTGTGAAATCCTGTGCGGGGATCGCATTCAGAATTTCGATAATCTCCTGCGGAGTGCTGCCCTGCGACTCTGACAGAGCGTTAACCACCTCCATCAGTTTTAATCGCAAATCTTCTTTGCTTGCTGGCATTTTTACCACCTCTCTTTTTTCACCAAAAAATCACGACCATCAGGCCGGACGTTCTACGGGATAAAGCGCCCGCTGCATTAAACGCCGGGCGACCTCATGAATGCTCGGAGCAATCCCCAGCGGAGAATTGCGGCGTTCCTCGTCCTGGATGCGCTGTAATGCTTCAATCTGATCACGAGCGAGTAAAACGGGTTTCACGCTGGCTTTTCTCATAGTCATATCTCCTGACAAAACAATGATTATGATTGCACAAACTGAAATAACGATCTACATCATTGCAATTTACGAAACGATAACGCATGATGATCGCGTTCTTCCCATTGACTTCAATCACCTGAAAAACAAAGCCCGCAACACTTCTGGCTGCGGGTTTTTTACTGGCACAAAAAAGCCGGGAAAAATCCCGGCCTCCGTCACTGACTGCAATTTTTCGATCCAGGGTATTTCCTGAATGCCTTACCATTGGGCTGATGTAATCCCATCCCGGCATGTGCCCGGCTGATGGTTTCGCGCATCTCCCCGAAATTATCCTGCCTTGCTGGTGGGCGTGCTGCCTTGTGGATACATTCCGCGCGACGTTTTGCCGCCTGTTCCCGTGCCTTGTCATCATTCGCCAGCATGATGACCTCAGCCCACCGCGCCGCCGCTCTCCGGTACAGGCCACGCGCTTCCAGTGCTTCCGCTTTGCTGTCGTGAATCATGCGCCTGTTTTCTCCTTTGCTACCCGGCGCTGACGTTTGCGCTTCTCATTCAGCGCCACCAGCCGCGTTTCTGCCTCCTGCTGTTCCTGTGGTGTCACCTCGCCGCACGGCTGGCCTTTCAGGTCGTAACGTGCACCACCAGCCATTAAGGCGCGGTAATAGCGCGGACACTGCGCATAAGATGCCAGCGTCGCACGTAATGCCCCCGGCCCGAACGCCAGCCCCCTGACGGCGATATCCTGCATCAGGTCGTCAAATATCCCCACCTTCAGCGGCTTCGGAGCTTCCCGGCTGAATAATTCAGGCCACAACTCAGTGAGGCGGTTAACGCGTCTGCGGTTTTTTCGCTGCCGTTTGGTCATATGCCGCCACGGTGTTGCCCCTGTGGGCTTCTGCTGCGCTTTCTGGTTACCGGGCATCACTTTATGCGCCGATGTGGTTTTATCCTGCTGCTGCGCCGCCTGCGTCGTTTTCTGCGGCGTGCCGTAAATACCTTTTGGTTTTCTGTTAATGGTCAGCTTAGTCATGCTTTGCCCCATCGTTACAACTGTCTACCAACTGTCTACCGATATAATTGATTGATTTATTTAATGTTATTAACACATAACAAAAAAACAATCTGCAAACTGTCTACCAACGGTCTACCGCATTAATACATTGATAATTAATGATTTTTACTAAATGGTAGACAGTGTAGACAGTTAAAAGAGAAATTTAAAAAATGCCCCCTTAACTATCTGTTTTTTATATACCCCCCGTGGTTTAGGAATATAGAAATAACTGTCTACCTCTCTACCACATTGAAAATATCTTTATAATTCAAAATATTAATTGGTAGACGGTTGGTAGAGGGTTAAGTGAATCTGTCTACCAACCGTCTACCTTTACGTTTCAGCTTATAAATTTCGTATTATGTTCTGACGTTAATCCCTGTAGCTGCTGGCAACCAGCCATCAGCATCATCATCTAACAGAACATTTGTTATCACTCGCCCTTTATCCGGGCCTTTAGTGCATTTAGCCCGCTTATACTCCTTTCCGTATTCCGCCATAGCTCCTGGCATATCAGTACCAAAGCGTGTCAGTGATACTGGTTTTCCCAGGCCATGCGCTGACATATAGGCTAAATAAGCATGATACAGGTATCGCCTCGGGCTAAATGGCACTATTTCCGCATTGCCCACCATCATTCCTTCACATTTAACCAACGACATCAGATAGCCGCAAAAGTCCACCAGTGAATCACCTTCGCGCTTTATCAACAGCGCTTCTTCTGATTTTTGCTGCTCATAAAGTAGTCTTTTAGCTTCGTCCTGGTCGGTAAATCGTGTTAGCAAATGGCGAATCACTACCGCCAGTTCGCCTTCTATCTTTTCCGCCAGCATGGGATCGCGTTCGTTCTCCGGTACGACCTCAGAGAAATTAAATATCACCCTACGACGCGAGATCCCCCCGCTTCGGTCACTGAATGACATGGCGTTATTGTTTACCGCAAGCACTACTGCCGGAATACGTGTGGAGTAGGGGGCTTTATGTTTCGGATCAATTGCCACCTTGTCGCCGCCAGTAATTGCCTTAATTCCTGCACCATCGCCAGCGTAGCGAGTCATATCCGGCATGATAATCAGCGAAAAGCCAACTACTAACGCGCGTTCCCTTGCGTCTTCCAGAGCCTTCATGCTTGCCGATACTGTGTTGGCCTTACCCGCCAGCATGGTACAAATCTCAGCCATCACACTTTTACCGCTTCCGCCTGGGCCTGTTACCTCAAGGAATAACTGCCAGTCGTACCGGTTCGCCAGTACCATGAATAATGCCGCCAGTACGCGATCAGCTTTACGATCATTATCTGCCACCGAACGACGCAGCCACTTCCAGAAATTCGGCGCATGTGTTGCCAGCGTTTCCCCCTCTGCTGGTGGGCTGAACGGTAATTCACTGGCATTTAACAACCAGTCATTTTTGTTATGCTCCCGAAAATTTCCCGTCCGGGTATCAAATACCCCGTTACTGAATCCAATAAGATTCCTGTCTGCCCCGCCCATAACAGGCAGGCTCAATTTCATTGTGTCTACGGCAAATTTAATGGCGTTTTGCGAATAACTGATTCCAGCATCAATAAAAATCTTCGCCATAGACCGCTGGAGTTCCTTATCAGATACAGGCACCCAGACAATTCCGTTGTAATGGTGAACTACATCAGAATCATCATTTATAGCCAGTGCTCTTCCATAATATTCAAGTAACACTTCCCCTCTCTGGCTGGCTCCCATCTGATTTAGTGCTGGCCTGGATAGGTCAATATTTTTTGTGGCTAATTTCATCGCTGAAACTTCCCCACTCTCTGCCTGTTCGCGGATCCGTTGCAGGTAGTCGCGCCAGTTTTCCGGCTCCCGGTCGGTGATACCTTTGTATAATTTCGCGTCCTGTACGCCAGCCAGCGCCAGCTTTTCAGCAATAGCATTGATCTGGATTGGCTCTATCTCCCCCGCGAGATAGACACGCGCAAAGCGGCGTTCATCGTCGACAATGCGGATATTCGCCAGGTCTGCCAGTTGCTTTGGCCCCAGGTAAACAGGAGGCACGTTATCGCCGTGTTTTCGTCCTTCGCTTTCAATCCAGTGTTGAGCATGGGCGTAAGCATCCGTCCCGGCAAAAATGATTACCTCAGTGAATTTATCCTTCGGCTGATATTTTAGACTCGGTGCGTTTTTCACTTCTTACCTCCCGCAACCAACATTGCCCGGATTTTTTTAATATTCGTGGCTGCACGTCTCGCCACTGCCTGTTGTTTGTTTTCCACCAGAATAAAATCACGATCAAACTGACGGCGCGGCATTACGCAGTCATATTCGTAAGCCTCACGGCGGTAGGTGATATTGCCTGGCGTAACGTGACGAATAACCACCCGTCCCCCGCGTCTGGTGTCCCGGAAAATATCACCGGGGCGGATTTCAGGCCGAGAGAGGCCGCTGGCAGTAAAGCCAGAATTTTTCTTTTTCATGGTTTTATTTTCCTGTCAGCAGTTCCGGTTTTATTTCCGCACGAATACAAAGTTCAGAAAAAAATTCAGGAGAACCAACAATCTCATTACTTTTCAGTCGGCATTGTGATTTCACTTTCCCTTTATCCAGGTAAACCAGTACGCGTCCGGTGAAATCATCTGGCACATTAAGCACTACGGGTACATGCACTTCATGATTATGCATGGCTTACATCCTCCGTGAATTTTCTTCTGTAACGCGCCTCTGCCACATATTCCGCATAGTCCGACGCAATACTAAGAATCATTTCACCCTCTGACTTGTAGCCACTGGTATTGATAAGAAAATATGCAGCTTTCATCATGTCAGCAACGCTCAACAATGCGCCCGATGTATCTTCCGGTGCGCCATCAAATTCCCGTTTCAGGGAATTAAAACGATCATCACGCATGTTTACCCCCCTGAATGACCTGATAACCGCAACTGGTCAGCAACTCGATAAATTCCGGCAGTGTGCCGAAACAGCAATCATCACGCAGCCGTTCGCAGGATACCTCGACGCCGTTTTCGTAGTGACTCACCATACGTCCGGTAAAATGCAGATCATCATCGTGATGGCTCGTTGACGGCTTAATCAGTCGCGCACGTTCCGCCAGTTCCAGCAATGCTTCAACGCTTCCGGCAATTGCACCATCCGGCAGGTGGTAATTACGCACTATGCGCCCGTTCTCCACATGGACCAGTAGCTGCCCGGTAAATTTCTCGTCAAACTGAATGCTGTTAAGGTCAGAAATTGACAGGTTATGCATGGTGCACCTCCTGCACATCAGCCATGATAATTTTTCCGGCCTTATCCAGTGCCTGATCGGCTTTTAGCTGCACAAATGCTAAATAATGGGAGATGCATTCTGATTCTCTGGCTGCGTGTTTATGCGCCACACCAGCGATAGCAGAAATCTCAATAAGTGAATCCATCAGCGTTTTGATAGCGTCTACCGCTGCATCAGGCCATGTTGCATTACACATGTTCCACCTCCTGGCGAATACGGGCGGCGAATACCATCACGCAGCCATCAGGAGATTGCTGACGTGCTTCCTGTTCGCTGGTGGCCTCGATGTGAATTACGCGCGGTTGTGCCGTGCTCAGGGCGATAAAACGCCAGATAAAATTGTTCTCGCATTTCTGAATAAACAGCGTGTTTTCTTCGCGCCCTTTCCATGTTGCCGAGATATAGCCCATGTCATTGAGCATCTCGCAGGCATCAACCAGCGTATCAGCAGCTACGTGTACAGTGTTTTTACCGTCAGCTATGCAATCACGGTGCACCGCCAGGAAGGTGTATATAAATTTAGGGTGAGTTTGGGTATGCTGTGTTCCAGCCATAATCGTTACCTCATTTAACGGTTTGGTTAGACGCCCCGCTACTGCCGCAAACAGTTCGGGGCGTTGTCGTTTACATCCTCTTACTGAGGTGTGATTTAAATTAAATTTAACTGAATCACAGGTCAAGTATTTTTTGTGATTCTTTTTTGTGTATACTGAATCACATCTTTTGTTTAGGAGAATGCACATGGCAAAAAACACTATCAACGACAAATCAAAACAGATTTCAATTCGTATCCCACATGATGCTTTTGAAGGCATGGAATCCGTAAAACTGGACGGTGAAAGCAACGCCGGATTCATAGTAACCGCCATGCGCGGTGAGATCGCCCGCCGCCAGGCAGAAGGAAGCGGAGAAAATCCCCTGGTTTCTTCGCTCGATGCGCTGGCGCAGGTGGAAAAAATCGGAGTCAAAGCTGCCGAGGAGATCGGGCAGCTCGTCACCGTCGCACGTGAAGAACTCCAGCGCCGCAAGGCCAAAGAATCAGAATAATAACTATCATCGCCGTGGTGTGAGGAACTCCGGCGCATTGCTTTACAGGTACACAGAATGACCAACAAAGAATCAACCAATACACCATCACCGGCACGGAAAAGACGGCGCAGAAAGATAGAGCATGAATCAGAAAGATTCGCGCCATGTGCTTTTGCCCTTGAGCAATTCCTTAAAGAGTACAGGCGCACAAAAATGGGATCGCATACCTGGAAAACATCGCGGCATGGCAATGTTAAAGAGCATGAATAGCCCACCAGCAAGCCAGCACACTGATCACATTGCCCACCAGCCGCAAATCTGGCATTGTTGGCAATGTGTTCAAGTGTGTAGCTTTCCCACTGGTGGCCCTCTGCAGTCGCCTTTGTTTTATCCAGAACGAAATCAGACATCAGATTGATCAGCACCTGGTGACCTGACAAAATCGCATCAGTCACGCCACCAGCAAAATTTTTTGCTTTCCGGACAGCGTGGCCAACGGCATTTTGCAGCGAAATATTCTGCATTTCTGGCGTGCTGTAGTAACGGTGATCAGTGCCTTCACTCTGTGCGACCACAACGCTATAATCTGCCTCGTAGACAGTAAGCAATATGGCGCAGTAGGCTATTCGTTCACAAAGGCGCTCCGGCAACGGGGCGCTTTCTCTTTTTGTAACGGTCAGAGCGTTACACATGGCTGTTTTCCTCCATGCGACGGGCTAACCAACGCTGCGAAAGACGAATTAATTCAGCTTTCCGCTGGTGGTAGCCCTGGCCTAACTCAATCAGCGTGATATTGCTCTGCTCAAGGTAAGAAAGGTGCTCAAGCTGCAACGTGCTCATGTGGTCGCGTGGTTCGCCTGTGATGCCGTTCGCCTGCGCCCACTGTTTTGCAGTCATGCCACCCAGCACGATACGCGCCAGCATATTGGCTTCCGTGGTGTAGTGGTGCTGGAACGTGTTTTTACCCAGTTCAGCCCGGTACGCCTCCAGCGCGGCACACATTGGCTTAAAGTAGCTGGCAACTGTGATACGGGCTTTCAGTTCCCGGCGTAACGCTGCGGAACGAACAGGCGCAACCTTGTGTAGCTCCTCCTCGCATTTGATAAAGTACTGGCGAACGGCGCGGCCCTGTTCGGTACGTTCGACCATCGCCAGTTCTTTCGCCATGTTCACTGTGATGATGTACTCAAGAGCGGTTTGCTGGCGAGATTTTGCGCTCACCGGATCGGGTCGGCTCAAATATTCAACAACCTCATAATCCACGCCTTCCGTGAACCCGTATTCTTCAATGCGCCCCTTGATCCACGAACGGAAAACGCGCCCTACACCTAACGCCTTATGTAACGCTCTGGCGCTAACAATAGTGGTTTCACTCCCGCCAATAACGCCGGAAATAATCGGGATAATTTCGCCGAAATTTTGCAGATTCTGGTTTTCAGGCCGAACGAAGCCCCGCCCCTGTACGGGCGTTTTTGGAAATTTCATAAAAACTCCTGCTATCGAATTAAGTTACTTTTATTTGCTGGTGGATAGCTGGGGGCAATAGCCCCGTAGCCATTTAATCAGGTAGCTGTTCCGCGTGATTCCGCAATACGCTGATTAATCCACTCGTCAATTTCACTCTCAACGAAAGCAATAGCTCGCGAGCCAATTTTAACTGATACAGGAAATTTACCTTGCCCCATAAGGCGATAAATCCATGCCTTGCTATATCCAGTTCTACGCTGAACTTCTGTTAAACGAATAAGCGTATTTGACATATATTTACCTCATAACGTCTACTCAATTTGACGAGGTAATCATGGCACAGAAATAACGAATATTTTCATACCCTCAGGCCTAATGGTTACCGGAAGGAAATTAACCCTAAGGGTGATGGTAATCGGGAGGAAATCTACCCTAAGGGTGATGGTAAAATTGACGGGGAAGATAAAAAATACCCTCAGGGTAACAGTAAATCACCCTCAGGGTATGCGGTATGGTGCGTTAATCCGGCTTTGCGTTCTTTTGGCTGTTGTCTCGGTTAATAGGGCAGGCAGTCCTCTCTATGAGCGTTGCAAGTGCATTACTTGCCCCCCACTGCTTAAGCTCCCTGGTTATCGCTTCTTGATTTCCCCTGGTGGCAAAATCATTTTCTGGATCGTAATTGGCCCACTCTCTGTTTCTAATCTCAATAGCCTTAGCTAATGGGTCTTTATCCCAGTATTTATATAAGTGTATCGGGCGCTCTTGCTCTAACTGCTCTATCCTTGCCCTTAACTCTGCGTTTTCTTTTTCCAGCATTGCGATTTGGGATAATAAATCATCCTCTGTACGCAACTCTTTCTTTTCAATATCGCGTCCTTGTGCCTCGTCATTTTCAGAAGAGTTAGCGCCTTCCAGCTTCGTTAACGCGTCAAGGACATCGGGAAAAATTGCGAAAATTTCACCCCTTATAAATCCAATGTTCTCAAATTCGGGATCTTCCCAATAACCGGACACCAGAAAACCATTTTCATCCCTCTCACCAGGTAAACAACCACGTTTCCGAACCGCATTCAGATTTCTATAAAGAACATCATAATCAAATTCATCCCGATACGGGTTACAAAAAGATTCCAACAGCTTAAATTCATTTACTGTGTACAGGCGGATATGTTCTCCGCTTATTCTCCTGAGTATCCAAGTTATGACATCTGAAACATCATAATCATCACCAGCGACCTTAAGCACGACCTCAAGAAATTCACGTAAAGAAATAAAATCTTTTTTGTATTCGTTTAATTCGGCATGAATATCAATCATACGCACACCTCAGCGTCCTCTACTGTAGTGGCTGTACCAGTCCGTCGAGGTGTACGGATTTTCGGGAGCGACCCTAGACACAGCCTTTTCTTTCGTCGCTCAAAGTCTACTACTGTATACGCAACCAGTCATCCACATTTTCCGAACTTGCCATGCACCACGTTACCGCCATGTTCGAGCGAATCCATATAGTCGGCGTACCACTGGAGCATCTCGCGCCGCCCGTCCAGATATTGCGCATGATTGTACGTGCCACGAATTGAGTTCTTATCAACGTGTGCAAGCTGCGTTTCTATCCACGCGGTGTTATAGCCCTGCTCATGTAAAATCGTGCTCATGGTGTGCCGGAATCCATGACCAGTAACCTTTCCGTTATAGCCGATGCGTTTAAATACTTGGTTTATGCTAGCCTCGCTCATTGTTTTCCTTGGATCATTACGGCCGGGAAACATAAGCGGATAATTACCAGTTAATTCTTTAATCTGCCCAATAAGAGAAAGAGCCTGCTTAGACAAAGGCACCACATGAGGGCGACGCATTTTCATCCGTGAAGCAGGTATCTCCCAGATAGCCTTGTTGAGATCGATTTCATCCCATAATGCACCGCGCAGTTCGCCAGTTCGCAAACCAGTGATAATCAGTAGACGAGCCGCCATAACAACCAATGCACTTCCTGAGTAACTGGACAATGCCTTGAAAAAATCAGGCAATTCTTTGGCTGTGAGGAAAGGATAATGATTAGATTCATGGCCTTGCATCGCGCTAGTAAGATCTGGGGCAGGGTTATACTCTGCGCGACCAGTGACTATTGCATAGCGGAAAACTTCCCCGCACCGCTGCCTCACTTTTTTGGCTTTTTCTGTAGCACCGCGCCCCTCGATGCGTCGCAGCACATTCAGAAGTTCAAGTGGTTTGATTTCGGCAATTGGTTTTTTGCCAATGTAAGGGAACACATCTTTGTTGAAGGCTTCGAGGATATCTGAAGCATAACCAGCAGACCATTTTTTTAATTTGCTGCTGTGCCACTCAAGGGCAATATCTTTGAAGGTATTGTTTAACTGCGTTTCCCGGGCAATCTTTTCCTCTCGTTTCGCTTCCATCGGATCGATACCCCCAGCGATACCCCTTTTAGCTTCTTCACGTTTTGCACGAGCATCAGCCAAGGTAACTTCAGGATACACACCTAGTGCTAACAGCTTCTCTTTACCAGCTACACGATATTTAAAGCGCCAGTATTTTCCTCCACTAGGTTTTACCAGGAGATACAGACCACCACCATCAGCCAGCTTGTAAGCCTTCTCTTTTGGCTTGGCAGTGTCTATTTGACGGGCATTGAGTTTCACTTGGGGGTACCTCCACTAAACCGAACAGCAAATACCCCCAAAAGTACCCCCAATTGACTGTAGATTTTGGGGTACTTAAGTAGACGTCAAAAGACTAAAAGGGGCGCTAACATGCGGATTATAAGAGGTTTTTAAATACTTGAGTAGACTTGGGGAGACGTTAGAATGGTGCCGATAATAGGAGTCGAACCTACGACCTTCGCATTACGAATGCGCTGCTCTACCAACTGAGCTATATCGGCCCTGAAAGGACATGTTCACGAACGTGAATCACGGTGGACAAGGTTAAAACTAACCGGGCGATGCGTCAATGGCCTTGTGAATCAAATGGCTACTTTTGCATCACCCGGTTTTATTTACGCACGAATGGTGTAATCACCAATGCCGATCCACTTGTAAGTGGTCAGTGCTTCCAGCCCCATTGGGCCACGCGCGTGGAGTTTTTGTGTGCTTACCGCCACTTCCGCACCCAGACCAAACTGGCCGCCGTCGGTAAAACGCGTAGAGGCGTTAACGTAAACAGCGGACGAATCCACTTCGTTAACAAAACGCTGGGCGTTGCGCATATCGCGGGTCAGGATCGCATCGGAGTGTTGTGTGCCGTGTTCACGAATATGGGCGATGGCATCGTCAAGATCGCTGACGATTTTGACGTTCAAATCTAATGACAGAAACTCATCGTCATACTCTTCGGCTTTAACAGCAACCACCTTCGCAGGGCCTGCCTGCAACTGCGCCAGTGCAGCTGCATCTGCGTGTAATGTCACGCCGCTTTCCGCCATTTGTTTGCTTAATGCGGGCAGGAAGCTATCGGCGATGTTTTTATTCACCAGCAACGTTTCAACCGTATTACATGTGCTCGGACGCTGAGTTTTCGCGTTGACGATCACTTTTAATGCTTCAGCGATCTCTACACTTTCATCAACGTAAATATGGCATACGCCTATACCACCTGTGATCACCGGGATTGTCGACTGTTCACGGCACAGTTTATGCAAACCAGCGCCACCACGCGGGATCAGCATGTCGATGTATTTATCCATACGCAGCATTTCACTGACCAGCGCACGGTCAGGATTATCAATCGCCTGCACGGCACCCGCCGGTAAGCCGCAGGATTTCAGGGCGTCCTGAATCACCGCCACCGTTGCAGCGTTAGTGCGACACGTTTCTTTGCCACCGCGCAGGATCACCGCATTACCGGTTTTCAGGCACAGCGAAGCGACATCAACCGTCACGTTCGGGCGCGCTTCATAAATCACGCCAATAACCCCCAGCGGTACGCGACGACGCTCAAGACGCAGGCCGCTGTCCAGTACGCTGCCATCGATTACCTGCCCCACCGGATCGGCGAGGTTACACACCTGGCGCACATCATCGGCAATGCCTTTCAGCCGTGCGGGCGTCAGTGCCAGACGGTCAAGCATCGCTTCGCCAAGGCCATTGGCACGCGCGTCAGCAACATCCTGGGCGTTAGCGTTGAGGATGATTTCGCTTTGTGCTTCCAGTTCATCGGCGATTTTTTCCAGCACGCGATTTTTTTCGCGGCTGGAGAGTTGCGCTAATTTATACGAGGCTTGCTTCGCGGCAATGCCCATTTGTTCCAGCAT